TTATGGAACGCCGGGGGATGATGGATTTATGAATATTCCGAACGGTATTGACGAAGAATTACCGTTTAACTAGGAGGGTAGACATGAACCGTAGGAAGAGAAATAAGAGGTTAAAAAAACGTTTAAGGGATAAACAACCACGAATTTTTTTAGATGGCAATAAGCATGGTGATTTTGTAGATATTACACCATTGAGAAATGATAGGATATATCTTCGTTGTGGTTGTTCGTGCGTGATTATGACTGACCTTATTGTGCCAAACGAATTTCTTTCATTGCTGATTAATGATTGTATTTTAACGCATGGTTCCGTAGAAGCTTTTTTTGAATCTATCAATTATGATGAAGAATACAAAAGAGAATTAATTAGCAAGATCGGGTTTGTGAGGTGATGTGATGCAGGTGCAAGTGGACACACGCGAACACGCAAAAGAATGGGAACGCATAAAAAGGCAGTTTGACACGCTAGGAGTGCAGTATTTTCGCTCGAAAATGTATGTGGCTGATTATATGTCATTAGACAATCCAAGGCTGGTAATCGACCGCAAAAAGGACTTGCAGGAGATATGCGGGAATGTCTGCCAACAGCATGAGCGTTTCAAGGCTGAGTTGCTTCGTGCAAAGGAGCAGGGGATAAAATTGGTTATCCTCTGCGAGCATGGAGCGGATATAAAAAGCTTTGAAGATGTGTACTTCTGGAGCAATCCCCGTAAGTATCAGATACGGTGGAAAACAGTCAACGGTAAGCGTGTAAAGGATGTAATTTCAGCTAAGGCGGTGGACGGGAACCAGCTTTATAAGTCGCTGTGTACGATACGTGACAGGTATAATGTTGATTTCGTTTTCTGCCGGAAAGAAGAAACGGGGCAGAAAATCATAGAAATTCTTGGAGGGCAGATAGATGAATGAAACTGAATTAAAACCATGCCCAAAATGCGGAAAAGAAATTGATATTGAAAAAGATATGTATATTCCTGATAGGGATTGGTGTCCGACTTTTTATGACCCTGACAGTGGCGGCGACCCTATTTCAATACATTGTGAGTGTGGATTGGAATTTTCTGCTCATACACATGATTGGGAAGAATTTGTCCAAGAGTGGAATAAAAGGATATGACTAAGGAAGAAATAAAAGACCTCTATTCCATGAAAGATATTCTGGAACGGTATGGACTTCCACAACCAAACAGAGCAGGATTCATATGTTGCCCGTTTCACAAGGAAAAGACGGCGAGTATGAAGATATATAAGAAGGATTTCCATTGCTTCGGGTGTGCTGCTCATGGTGATATATTTACATTTGTTCAGCTTATGGACGGCCTGACTTTTAAAGAAGCATTTAAGGAGCTTGGCGGGGAGGCTGACAACAGCTTCTCTGCCCGGTTGAAAATCTACCAAGCACAGAAAAAGCGGGAAATGCAAAAATCAGCAGATGCAGAGCTGAAGGAATATAGAGAAATGAATTACCTAATGATGGATATTTGGCGAAATCTGCTTAAATGGGCTGAGCCGCTGTCTGATGCTTGGGGGAATATATATAACAAACTACAGATACAGGAATATATCTGGGAAATTTTAAACAACAAAGATCCGGAGGAATGTCGTGAAGTCATTAAACAAATTAAGCAAGGAAGAAATTCTGTCCGGTGAAATATTTAGGGAGATTTTGGACGAAGCAGATGAAGCGAAAAGGGCCGATCTGATTTCAAGCCTAAAGCTTAGGGCGAAAGAATTAGGGGTCAAAGGCATATTCGATGAAAAGATGAAAACCTATCAGAAGCTTGATAAGGAAACGAAAAAGCAGTATAAAGGCGGCGTTTCTTCTAACAGCGCGCCACCGGATTCTAATATTTCTGAAGTTTTGCAAATGCTTGATTACAAAATTGAGTATGACAATGACGGAAATGAGAAAAGCAGAAAGTTGCAGCAGACCGTCAGAAACTTTGAAATCATCATGGATAATGACAGCAGATTTGCAGGGAAAATTAAATTTGATGAATTTTCAAGGCAAGAATATCTGATGGGAGAAATCCCGTGGGAAAGCGAAAATTGCGACCGTGCATGGGGAAGTCATGATGATGCAGCGCTGTATTCTATCATACAGACAGATTATGGAGTTAAAAACAGGAATGATTATTTTGATGCTATCAAAAATGTGTCTATGAGAAACAAATTTCACCCAGTACGGGACATTCTGGATGGCCTAAAATTTGATGGAGAAGAGCATATACGAAGCTTGCTGCCGGACTATTTAGGCGTGGAAGATACAGAGTATTCCTATCAGGTCATGCGCTTATGGATGCTGGGAGCCGTTGCAAGAGTGTATGAACCTGGCTGCAAGTTTGACTATACAATGATTTTTACTGGCCCACAAGGATTAGGAAAAAGTACGTTCCTTAAAATGATGTCATTAAATGATAGCTGGTTTAATGATTCCCTTGACAGTCTTGATTCTGACAAGGCGGCACAATCGCTCATGGGTTCGTGGATTGTGGAACTGGCAGAGCTTAAATCTTTGGCGCGGACTGCCGGCGGTGTGGAGAGCGTGAAGCGGTTCTTGACGGCTGTGCAGGACAAGTACCGTGTCCCATACGAACGCAGGGCAGATATATTCCTGCGGCAGTGCGTGTTTGCCGGAACCACGAATAAGAGTGACTTCCTGCAAGATGAAACTGGGAACCGCCGTTTTCTGATTATTCAGACTGGCGTAAACAAGCCTACAAGGAGCCTTTTCGTCCCAGAAGCCATAGAGGATATGAAAGCAGCATGGGCGCAGGCAGTACATATCTGGAAAGAGGAAAGGCCAGAACTGCTCCTGCCGGATTCATGCCGGGACGAGGCGCAGCGGTTGCAGGATGAAAGCATGGCTGATGATGGGAAAGTGGGAATCATTACGCAGTTTTTGGAGAATAAACAGCGTACTTGCGTGCTTGAGATTTGGAAAGCTGCACTGGAAAGACCTGATATTCCTAAAAAATGGGAATCGTCTGAAATAATGGACATAGTTTTATCAATTCCCGGATGGCAAAAGATGAAAAATTCTACAACTTTTGGTGAGTATGGAAAGCAAAAAGGACTGCAAAAAGTCAACCAAGTGTCAACCAAGTGTCAACCAAGTGCTACCAACTCATTAAAAAATGGAGAAAATTTGGAAGATAATTGCCAAAATTCAGCAGATGGCTTTATTTCAGTTGAAGATTTTGAACAGGAAGAATTGCTGTTTCAATAGCAAAAATAAAAAAAGTTAGTTGCTTTAGTTGCTTTGGTTTACTTATTGAAGTCTTGAAACACTTGATTTTACTGGATTTCAACTAAGTCAACTAAGTCAACCACTATATTAAAAAAGTATACATATATAAATATATATAAGGAAGATAGTAGTAATAATAGTAAAAGAAAAATGTTTTTAATGTTTGTTGAAAAAACTGGTTGACTTGGTTGATATGGTTGCAAAGGAGATTATCATGCAGGAAAAAATAGAGGAGAGACATAAGGAAATTACACGTATTCAGAATACGATTTGGGCAATGTACAAGGATTTTCTGTCAGACCATGATATGGCGGCGTACAACCGGAAGATGGGGGAACTGACAAAGGAATATTACGATAATAAAGATAAACAAATGCTGTCATTTTGTCAGAATATTTTAATCGCATGGTGCCCTATCATAAATGAATTTGCAGAAGAATTTAGGAAAGGTGATGGATAATGGACTGCAAATATCCGAATTGCACAGAATGTGAGTTTTCTGACTGTGTGATGGAAAACGAAAATATTGTCATGAATGCGGACGGGCTATTGATTGGAGTTAGGCGGTGATACCATGCGCAGAAAATGCCACACCTGCCTATGCTGGACATGCTTGAATGTATGTAAATGTGAGGGATGCACAGGGAAGAAAGAATCATGCGAGAGATACAGCGGTTTTAGGCAGCTTAGTATTTTCGAACAGGGGATAAAACAGCATATGCGTATTCTGGTAGCTTGTGAGGAAAGCCAGCGTGTCTGCATAGAGTTCCGTCGGCTGGGGCACGAGGCATATTCCTGCGACATACAGCCGTGCAGCGGCGGGCATGAGGAATGGCATATACAGGACGATGTGCTTCTGCTGCTGAACGGAAACTGCGAATTTCTGACGGATGATGGTGCAGTACACAAGATCGCCGGAAGTTGGGATATGATAATTGCGTTCCCCCCGTGCACGCACCTGTCGTCTTCTGGAGCAAAACATTTTGATAAGAAACGCAGAGATGGCAGGCAGCAGCAGGGCGTAGACTTTTTTATGCGGTTTGTGAATGCGGACTGCGAGA